CCCTCATCAAGACGGCCACGTCCGGCGGCGGCTGCGCGCTGGGCCTCTACGACGGCAAGGAAATCAAGTCAGCCAAGGGTGCCGAAATCGGCAGCCAACGGTGCCACCTGCGGGTCGTCACCGAATTCTATATCAGCCCGGGTGCTACCAGCGTCCTCACCGTCTCGGCCCGCGCCCTCAACAAAGCCATGTTGGATGTCCAGCGTTGCATGATGGCCGACCCGTCCTGTGCCGGGCTGGCTCTGGATTTACTCGAGGTGGCCAACGATCTTGATCTACGCCAACCGAACTCGACAAATGTAGGTGGCATTATCGAGTGGGATCTCGAATACCGCCATGACATCGACGATCCTTCAAAGATGATGGGAGACCAATAAAATGACTATCATGACCCGACTTTCCGTCCTGCTGGCGGCCCTCGAGGCCACTCCCGGCGTGGACGCCGTCCCGACCATCAACGATGCGCTGCTTGTCGGCGAGCCCACTTTCGAAGCTGACGCGACGGCACTTACCCGCGACTTCATGACGCCCTATCTGGGCACGCAGGCCGACATCATCGGCCGCAAGATCGCCAAGATCACGTTCAAGCACGAGCTCCGCGGAAACGGCGTGCAGAACTCTGGTCTGCTGGCCAACGCGCCGCGCCTCGGCCGCCTGCTTCAGGCCTGCGGCTTCGCTGCTACCCCGTTCACTGTCGGCTATGCCGGTGCGGCCGTTCCCGACAACGGCGCCAGCCAGGTTGCCCTGGCCACCGCGTTCGCTTCGGCCGGTGCCGTCGTCTCCGGCTTCAAGTTCCCGGTTGTCTACACCGTGGCCGTCACCACTGGCGGCGCGTCCGGCGCGGCCCAAGCCTCAGTAACCCCATCCGACGTGACCAATGGCGGCGCGGCCGCCACAGGCGTTGCGCTGACCTCCGGCACTGCCTTCCCGCTCGGCACCAGCGGCGCCACCATCGCGCCGACCTTCACTGGTAACCTGGTCGTCGGCGACACCTGGCGCGTCGTCGTGCTGCCCGCTGGCATCACCTACACGCCGGTCAGCGATGGTTACGTAACGCTGACCCTCAGCCTCTATTTCAACGGCATCTTCCACAAAGTCACCAACGCCATGGGCACTTTCAAAGTGACCTGCGACGGCGGCAAGCTGCCTTCGATCGACTTCACTTTCTCGGGCCAATACGTGCCCGCCGCTTCCGTCGCGATGCCGTCCGCACCTGTCTACGAGCGCACGCTGCCGTCGCAGGTCGAGCGCGCCGCGCTGTCATGGGGCGCATTGGCTAGCCCGTCCGCGTCCGGCTGGAGTTTCGACATCGGCAACACGGTCACGGCGCGCCCGGACATCAACGATGACGACGCCTACAACGGCTTCCTCATCACCGCGCGCAAGGCGACCGGCAGCTTCGATCCGGAAGCGACGCCGGAGGCGATCAACCCATGGTGGGCCGACTTCGCCGCGGGCTCCCTGAAGTACTTCGCGGTACGTCAGGGCAAGCAGCCGGGCAACATCGTCCAGGTCATCGCGCCGACCGTGCAGACGAGCAAGCTCGCCTATAAGGACCGTGACGGGATACGCGCGCTGACGAGCGACCTCGCGTTCACGCCGCACACCGGCAACGACGAAATCCTGTTCCACTTCTGCTGAAGGAATCAGTTGTGGCCACCCAACTGGAGCCGACCACCGAGAAGCGCCGCTACGAGGTCAAGGTCTACCTCGTGGTGCAGCGTGTCTCCTTCCCCACGCCGACACTCAAGGTTGTCGACGTGGTGCTTAATCGAGCGCTGGCGGTCGAGATCGCCGATACCCTCCCGAACGCCGAGGTCCGCCGTCACGTTGCCTGGAGACACTCCGGGCAACTCGACAAGGCTCCGCGTGCAACCGTTTCAATTTCCAGCACCTGACAGGAGCTTCCCATGGCTATTCGCAGCCGCAATCTCACCGCCACCTACCGCTATGTCTCCAACCTGGACGCAGACAAGGGCAACCCGGAAGCCGAGACCGTGTGGATCCTCGGCACCCTGGACAGCCGCGTCGTCGGCCATCTCCGTGACATCGCCACCGTCATGATCGCCGACGAACAGGCCCCGAACGGCCAGGCCGTCTCCATCCGCAACGGCAAGGTCAACTACGAAGGCGTCGCGTTCGGCCTGAAAGGCTTCGAGCGGTTCTACGACTGCGACGGCAACGAGCACGTCTACAAGACGGTCCGCCGCAACCTGCACGGCACCAGCTACGACGTGCTGAGCGACGAGCTGCTGCGCAACATCGATCCGGCGATTATCACCGAGCTGGCCGAGCAGATCGCCATGAACAACACGCTGCGGGTGGACGAGGGAAAAAACTGAGGGAAGCCGTGCAGGCAGTTGAACTCTTTCCGGACTTCAACTGCGGAACTTGCACGGCGCGCTTACAAATGGAGCGGGGCTGCAACGCGGTCGAGCTCGCGGACGGGACCTGTAAGGACGGGGCCTGGATACCGGTGATGGTCGGAGACAAACAGATGTTCCGCTGCCCCCGGCGTCCAATCAAAGACAACCCCGACCTCTACCGCGAGCTCTTCCGAACCTACAAAGCCTACGCGAAAGGCATGCTGCCTGAAGCTGGCGGACTGCAAAACCAGCCCGCCGCGTTGATGGAAAGCTTCTCGATCATCGACGGCACGCTTGCCGAGATCGAGCACCAAAAAAACAAGGCCCGGGACACATCCGGCCGATAGCGCGAGGGAGGGCGGGACATGACGAACCAGGAAGTTCTGCTCATCATCAAAGCGCAGAACGAGGCCAGCGGGGCGCTCAAGGAGATCGGTACGGATCTGCGCGGTGTCGCCGCGGCCGCAACCGAGTTGGCCAGGAGCTCGTCCGGCCTGACCGGCGTCAAGGACACGCTCGGCGGCATCCAGGGCGCCGCCCGCGCTGCCGCCTCGGCGTTCGGCACGCTGAAGGAGGCCTCCGGTTTCCTCAAGGGCATTGGGCAGGACCTCAAGACCCTGGGCGCTGCCGCCACCAACCTGGCCAGGTCGGCCAGCGCCATCGCGGGCATGTCCACCTCGCTGAAGACCCTCGAGGTCAACGGCGTCCAGGCGGCGGCCGCCATAGAACTGCTTGGCGCAGCATCCACCTCCGCGCTCGCGCCTATGCGGGCGCTGCGTACGGCGACCAATGCGCTGGCCGGTGCCGGTGTGAAGGCGACGGCTGCGCTGGTTGGTTTGAATGCGGCCGAAGGCCCGCTGCAAGCCTTGAATGCCTCCCTCACCAAAACCGAGGCCATCGCAGCCGCCGCGGCCGCCGCGATGAAGGGATTGGCCTCGGCCTCAAGAAGTGTCTCCCCAGTCCGGACGCCCCGCGCATCCGGTGCTGGGGTGGCCAGCGAACCGACCGTGGGGGCCGCGGTTGCCCCCATCGGCGGCGGCCTGCTCGGCGGCCTCGCCTTCGCGGGCGCGGCGACCGGCATCGGCGGCGTGGTCCACGAGATCGCCGATTTCGGCAAGGCTGTCAGTGCGCTCAAGAACACATTTGGTCCCGCCGACGCTGAAACCCTTCGCCAGCAGGCCCGCACGCTGGGCTCATCCGGGCAATATGATGCGACCCAGATCGCGCACGCGCAGCTCGAAGTCGGCAAAGCGGGGTATGATACATCGGCTCAGGCGAGCCAAGTCGCCCCGGCCGTCCTGAACCTGGCCTCAGCATCCGGCGCAAGCTCCACGCAGTCCGTCGAACTCCTCAAGACGACGATGGACGTCTACAACAAGTCGGCCAAGGACGCCGCCATCGTCAGCGACGCCTTGGCCCTGTCGGCAACACGACTGGGCGGCCATGTGGATGGGCTACGTGAGTCGATGAAGACCATCGGGCCGGTCGCCATGCAGCTCGGTGTGCCGCTGAACGAAACGCTCGCCGTATTCGACGCGCTCTCGCGCTCGGGTGTCGAAGGCACGGCCGCCGCCACCGGCTTCAAGAACTTCTTCACCATCCTCGAGACGGCGTCCACGTCGAAGAAGGCTGTGAACGTACTGAAAGCCTACGGGCTTGAGCCGGACCAGTTGGACATCCGCAAGCACAAGCTGTCGGAAATCCTTGAGCTCCTGAGCAAGCTGGACGAACCGGCCGTCATGCGCCTGTTCGGCCGCAACGGCGCGGGCGCGATCGCCACGATGATTTCGCAGCGGGAACGCGTCGGCCAGAATGAACAGGAGCTTGACGGCAGCAAGGGCTACGCCGCCAAGGCCGCGATCACCGGCCAGGACAACCTGGCGGGCGACATCCAGGGCGTCGCCACGGCCGCCAAGAACGCGGTCCAAACCCTGGGCGACAGCGGCGGAACCAACTTCCTGCGCACCATTGCTCAGGATGCGGCTGGCCTGATTTCCGTCCTGTCCGGCGTGGCCGAGAAGGGCTCCAACGCGAAGTTGGTCTTCGGCGGCATGGAGACGACGGCCGGAGCCCTTTATGAGCGGTTCAACGGCCTTGCCTCGGCTGTCGTTGGCGTCACCTCGATCGCCCTGGCCACCTGGTTCGAAGGCGCCGCGGCGTCCGCTGGCAAGCTGGTCACCACGTTGCTGACGACCCGGACCGGCCTGCTGACTTTGGGGGCGGCCGCCGCGGCTGGCGCGCTCTACGAATACCGCGACAGCCTGATCGACGTCGGTACCCGGCAGGCGACGCTTGGCGATATCGTCGCATCGGTGTGGGCTCAGAGTGTCGAGGGGACGAAGCTCTTCGCGAGCTACATGTCCACCAACCTGGTCGGCTCGGTCGAGACGGTCTGGGAAGCCTTCAAGACCCTGGCGAACTTCGAGATCAACTTCTTCACAGGCATGCCAGGCCTGGTGCTGGCTGGCGCCAAGGCATTCGCCGACATCCTGGGCAACGCCATCGACGGGGTGCTGGGCAAGGTCAAAGGCCTGGCGGGCTCCCTGGCCTCCCTGGTGACCGGCAATTTCAGTGAGGCCGGACAGCAGGCGGGCCAGGTCTTCGGCACCGGCATCAACCTCGGCCTGGGTGACGCGGGCGAGAAAATCGCCGCCGCCACCAAGGGCATGTTCTCCAAGGACTGGGTCGGCGGCATCGGCACCAGCATTGCGTCCGGCCTGGCCGGAACCGGCGCAGGCATGGTCGACATCGTCATGTCCGACGCCCAGCGCCGGATGGCGCAACGCGGCGCCGAGGCAGCCTACAAGGCACAGCAGGCGGCCCGTGCTCTGCAAGCAGCCAGCGCCGTCCCGGACACCAAGACGATGACCCCGCTGATGGGTCCCCCGCTGCCCGTTTCCGGCGCCGAAAACGCGGCGAAGAAGGAAGAGTCCGCCTTCAACGCGCTCATCAAATCCATCGACCCGTTGGCCGCGCACACGCACGAGCTCGCCGAAGCGCAGGAGCTGCTGAAGAAGCGCTTCGACGAAGGCGCCATCACCGCCGACCAGTATCAACATTACCTGGCCCTCGCTAACCAGAAGTACGGCGAGGGCTCCGACGAGCTCACGAAGTTCAACGCCAGCATCGACGCGCAGACGCTCGCGCTGCACCAGTCGAACCGCGAGCGTCAGGTCGAGGCCGAGACCCTGGCCGAGGTGAACAAGCTCAAGGCCGCCGGTTATCTGATGAAGGACATCCCGGTCGACCAGATCCGGTCGAAGATCGCCGGGGTCAAGCAGCAAGAAGCCGACAACACATTCAAGAAGAGCCAGGACGAAAAGATCCAGGCGATGGCCGACGAGGCCAGCCGCCTGGAGCTCGTCGGCGACGCCAAGGAGAAGCAGGCCGGGATGGACGCCGTCCGCCGCGAGGCGGAGAAGGCTGGCATCAGCGATGTCGAGGGTGCCGTTAAGCGGTATGCGGCGGCCTTCGATGCGCTCCAGAAAGCCAAAGACATCGCGATGGCGGACGGCACGTTGGGCTTCCGGCAGGCGATGGACGATTACGCCAAGCGCGCCAAGGATTTGGCCGCCGACGTGAAGAAGTTCACCGCCGATGTCCTGTCTGGCTCCGAAGACATGTTCGCGGAATTCGTCACCACCGGCAAAGCCAACTGGGCCGGGTTCCTCAAATCCATCGAGGCCGACGCTGCGCGCACGGTCTTCCATCAGGCGATGTCGTTTGCCCTCAGCGCCACCGGCTTCGACGGTCACGGCAACTCGCCGGACTGGGCGGGCGGCAACAAGACATCCGGTCCCACCAGCCCAGCCGGACTCGCCGCCGGGTTCGCAGGACTGCTCGGTGCGAAATCAGGTGGCGGCGGCGGTGGTGACCTGTCGTCTCTGGTGAGCGGCGGTGGTGGGGGCGGTGGGGGCGGCCTGACGTCTCTGGTGAGCAGTGGCGGAAGCGGAAGCGGAAGCGGAAGCGGCGGCGGCGCTTTGATCAGCGGCAGCACAAGGGATGTGTCGTCGGCTCTCGCCTCGCTGACCCCGCCTCCGCAGGCGACCGCCGATGCCACAACGGCCGGTTTCACCGCGGCGTTCGACAAGATCATGGGGCCGTCCGCCACCAGCTCGGCGGGAACGGGCACCGGCTGGGCGCCGCCCGGCGGCATGAGCATGGATGACTTCACGCGGTCCATGACGACGGCGTCGGTGGACGCGTCGAGCGACTGGCAGAAGCAGTTGCTGCGCCAGTCGTCCTCGGGATCTGGCACCGCACTGCCGGACTGGGCGGCGCAATCCTTGGCGGCCACTCCCAACGGCGTATCCGACGCGGGCGCAGGCTCCCTGGTCGCAGCCGCCGGACATACGTTCAACGGCACGATTTTCCAGATGCCACCCGGCCAGGACATGTGGCCCGCAAGCCAGACCCTGGGCAACAATTACGGTGGCACCGTGCCGCCGCTGTCTCCACTCCCCGCGCCAACGGGCGGGGCCGCGGCGGGCGGTTACGGCACAGGCGGCGGGTATTTCGCCTCGGCCGAAGAGGGCAGCGGAATGCTGACCGACGATGTCGTTGTCGGTGGTGGAGGCGGCGGTGGTGGCTTTGGTAGCGCTGCTGGTGCGGGTGCTTCACCCGCGGCCGCGGGTGGCTCCGGTGGCCTCTCCGGCATGCTGGGCGATATCACGGCCATGCCCGGCAAGATCATCGGCGGCTTCACCAGCGCGATCAGCAGCCTGCTCTCCGGCATCACCAGCACCATCAGCGGCCTGCTTTCAGGCCTGGCCAGCGGCGTGAGCAGCCTCGTCAGCGGGATTGGCGGCATTTTCGGCGGCAGCGGCTCGGTGATGGGCGGTCTGAGTGGTTCAGCCTCCGCCGCCAACGTCAGCTCGGCCGCGGCTGACACCGGTGGCTCCAGCTCCAGTGCGCTCAGCGGCATCGGCAGCTTCATCGCATCGTTCTTCCATGACGGCGGCACGGTCGGGGCACCATCGCGGACCGCCTCGTTCTCGTCCGGCGTGTGGGCTGACGCCGTGCGCTACCACACCGGCGGCCTGGCCGGAGACACCCCGCTAAAATCCAACGAAGTGCCCGCAATCCTGCTCCGCGGCGAGCAGGTCCTGACCCAGGACCAGCAGGGCAAGATGGCAAGCCTGCTCGCGCAGTCGGCCGCCAACGACGTCGGCAGCCCGACCGGCCGTGCGGGCGGACAGTCGGCCGCGAACAACAACTCGACGACGCACAACTACAACTCAACGATCAACCTGGGCGGCGCGCCGGACGGCAGCCAGGACCTGTTCGCCCGGTCCGCCAGTCAGGCCGCCCGGATGCAGATGACCGAACTCCAGCGGATGGGGAGCAGGAACTGATGTCGAACGCCGGTTATCTCGAGATCCTGTTCCCCGTCGGCGTCGCCAAGGGCGCCAAGGGCGGCAGCGTGTGGAAAACCAACGTGCTGACCTTCGCGTCCGGCAAGGAGCAGCGCATCGCGCAGATCAGCCGTCCATACAAGAAATGGGATGTCGGTCAGCTAGTGAAAACCGCCGAGGAGATGACCGACATCGACGAGTTCTTCGATGTCGCGTGGGGCAAGCTAAACGCTTTCCGCTTCAAGGACTGGAAGGACTTCATCGTCTACATGGAGCCGATTGCCACCGGCGACGGCGTCACCAGGGTCTTCCAGGCGTCAAAGACTTACGGCCGCCGCTGGGGGGTGAAATCCTGGACCCGGGGCATCACCAAGCTGGACCCGCAGGCGCCGGTGATGGTGTTCGTCAATCCGACGCCCGCCACCCCGACCGCCATCGTGCAGCTCGCCCCGACCGCTTACGCATCGGATCCGAACACCGGGCTGATCACGCTCACCACGGCACCGGCGTTGGGTGCCATCGTGTACCTGACGTGCCAGTTCCACCACATCGCCCGGTTCGACACTGACCAGAACCTGGCGGCGCTGACCGAATACAGCGCGCGTGACTGGGACCAGATCCCCATCGTCGAGGATCCGAATCTTTCGCTCACCATTGCCACATCGGCGGTCCCGTAACATGCGCACGCTCTCCGCGGCCCTCAAAGACCATTTCGGCGGCAACGCCCTGACGCTGGCGTCGCTGTGGACCATCACCCGCCGGGACGGTGTGGTCATCGGTTACACCGACCACGACACCGACCTCACTGTCGGCGGCATGCACTACGTGTCGGCGCCCGGCTTCAACCGGACGTCCATTCAGAACTCGCTGGACCTCACCGTCGACAATTTGGAAATCGAAATCCCGTTCACCGACGGCCATGTGACCGAACGCGATGTCCGCGCCGGGCTCTATGACAGCGCAGCCATCACCCTGACGGCCTGCAACTTCACGAACACCTCGCAGAGCACCATGAACCTGCGCACCGGCTGGCTCGGCCAGTGGGTCATCAGCGGCGGTTCGTGCACCGTGGAGCTCCGCGGAATGGCGCAGATGCTGGCGATGTATGTCGGCGAGAACATCTCCATCCTCTGCCGCGCCGACTTTGGCGACAAGCGGTGCAAGTTCGACAAGGCCTCGGTCACCTGGCAAGGCACCGTCGCCACGGTCGCGCCGACCTATTTCACCGGCGCCTATGCCGCTGGCGCGCCGCCCGCGACGCTGAGCTATCTCCAGTTCGGCACGGTGACCTGGACCTCCGGGCCCAACACGGGATTCGTCATGGAGATCCAAAACTCCGGCACGGGCAACGACATCTATTTCTATCAGCCACCACCTTATCCATTATCAGTGGGCGATGGTTTCGCCGTCGCGGCCGGATGCGACAAGACCCGGGCCACCTGCGCCACCCGTTGGCACAACACCGTCAACCTACGCGCGGAACCCGATGTGCCCGGCTACGCGCGCATCTTTGCCACACCTGATTTCACCGGAGGCTGACAGTGGCCGATACGACAAATGTGGGCATCACTGCTGCCGAGTTCATGCTGGAGGCCCGCACCTGGATCGGCACGCCATGGCTGCATCAGGCTCGTGCCAAGGGGATCGGAGCGGACTGCGGCGGCTTCGTGCTCGGAGCGCTCTGGGCGATTGGTTACCCGGCCGAGGATTATGTCGGCTACAACGGCCAGGTCTACGACGCCCGCGAGCTGCGCAACCTGTGCGACCGCACCCTGATCAGGGTGAACGACGTCCGGATTGGCGATGTGCTGCTGCTCCGGCTCAACCGCGATCCGACCCACCTCGGCATCGTGGGTGACGCGGGCTCCGGTCCGGACTGCCTCAGCCTGATCCACACCTATCCGGGCAAAGGCGTCCGCGAGGTGAGCCTGGACGCGACGTGGCGCGGCCTCCGGTTCGTGCAAGCCTACCGCCTCCGCGGGCTGGAGGGTTAAGCCATGGGATGGGGCACCCTCGCCGTCGTTGCCGTTGAGGCGGCCGTTTCCGCCTACGGCGCCTACTCGGCAAACCAGCAAGCGAAAAAAGCGCTCAAGCTGGACGACACCAACCTCACCTCGTCGAGCTACGGACAGGGCATCGTCGGCGTCTACGGCACGATGCGGGTTAAGGGATATTACATCTGGGCCGAGAACCTGAAGTATCAGAAAGCCAAGAAGGGAACGGACCCGACCACCGGCGGCAAAGGCAAGAAGTCAGGGCAGCAATACCTATTGTCCATGAACGCCGCTGTCTGTTTTGGCGCGGGCCCGGCAACGTCCATCCGCCGCATATGGGCCAACGGCAAAGTCATCTACAATGCCGTCGGCAACACCTATTCGACCTACGACTACGCGACTGACACCACGGGCGGCAACATTCTCAACAACCGGGTCTACCGCTACCACTCCGGCAGCTACAGGTTCTACCTGGGCACCGAGGACCAGCTACCAGACAGCTTAATTCAATCCGATGTCGACACCCGCCTCGGCGCCGGATTCACTCCTGCATATCGTGGCTTGGTCTATGTGGTTTTCGAGGGGCTGCCGCTGACGGACTTCGGAAATTCCTTCCCACAGTTTGAAGCTGAACTTGCCAACGACGTCGCAGCCGCGCCGTCTTACAGCGCGATCGGCATGGGGTTCACCGCCCAGGGCATCACCGGCTGGACCCCGCAGACGATAACTTTCGACCCCCGGCCGGGACGGCTCTACGGCATCTCGCAGGAACTTACGCGGCTCGTCTCCTTCAACCGCGTCAGCGGCCAGGTCGTCAGCACGCTGTCCTCGACCGACCCAGTGATGATCGCAGCCGTCCAGCAAGCTATCAGGCACGACGGCTCCCTGCCGCCCTACACCGGCACCGGCATCTTTTTCTCCCGGCCGATCCCCGACCCCAACGGCACCGAGCTCTGGGTGTGCATCGACTTCAACTCACGGGCCATCGCCGTCCAGTTGGACGGTGACACACTCTCCCCCATGGCGAGTTGCGAGCTCGGGTTGCTCAATCATTTTTCGCACGGCATCGCCTTTGGCGGATGGCTAATCACCGCCTCCAGTTTTGGCGGTCAGGCTGTCGTGCTGTGGTCCATTCCGTCGCTGCTCGCTGGCAGCCCGGCCGGAGTACAGGCCGGTGCCCCCGGCGCGTTCGCCGCTTTCGGTTATGACCCGGCAGGCGGCCGCGTGTGGGCAGTGACGACCAGCGGGACGAGCTCCTGGGTCACCGAGATCATCACTGTCGGCAACACGCTGCCCGGCGCCACCGTGGAGGTGCCCCACTTCGTGGCGGCCATGGGATGGTATGACGCGCTGCTCGACCAGATCATCCTGACTGACGGCAGCGGAAACTTCCTATCCGTGCATGCGAGCGACATGTCAGCGGCGAACACCGGCTACGTGCCGAACGTGTCTTCCGGTCCGAACCTGTGGGCCAACCAGTTCACCCTCCTCGGCACGCTGGTTTGCCAGTCCGCGACGGCCCTGGTGCGGATCGACACAAGGACTTTCCAGGTCCTCCAGACCTGGGATTTCTCATCGGCCGCATACATCACGGGCTACGGCACGCCATTTGGGGTCTTCGGCTCGACTTATGAGGACCTGGACAATGCCCTGTGGGTCCTTGGCGGCCCGGCCGGGGCGCTGGACGCCGGGCCCACCAAAATCCTTCTCGACCGGCTGGACGTGGCTCCGAACACGGTCGCCGCCATTGTCGACGGCATCTGCCGGGACGCAGGCATCGACGGCTCGCAGTATGACGTCACCGACCTGATCAGCCTGCCGATCACCGGCTACGCCAACCCGCGTCCGATGCCCGGCCGGGAGCTGCTTGCGCCCTTGATGGCCGCCTACCGGTTCGACTGTGCCGAAATCGACGGCGTTCTGACCTTCCGGCGCCGCGGCGGCGCGAGCGTGCGGACCATCGACCAGGCCGACCTGATCCTCGACGCCCAAGGCAACGCGCCGGTCATCAAGGAGACCATTAAGCAGGAGGCGGATCTCCCGATGACGGCGACGGTCCGCTACTCCGACCCGGATCAGGACTACCAGCCGGTGACCTGGACCGCCGAACGGAACGCATCGGCCGTCAACATGCCGAACCTGAAGCACGCCTCAACCCGGCCGATGACCCACCAGGGCCAAAATTTGATGCTCGACTTGCCGATGAGCATGGATGGCGCGACAGCCGGTATGCTGGCACAGCAGGCGCTTTGGGATGCGTGGCAAAAGCGGACCGAGGTGGATTTCCAGGTCGGGCCGGTGAACGCGGATTTGTCCCCTACTGACGTCATCACCGTCACCCGGATCAATCGGACCGGCATGACCGGCGGCACGGCGACCGAGCAGGCGCTGACCATCACGCTCGAGGAAACGGAGCTTGGCGCAAGCTGGGCCGTCCGGCTCAAGGGCACTCTGAACCTGGCGACCTACGACGATTCCTTCTCGACGGTGACCCAGGGCGCCGAGCCCGATTCCTTGCGCTCGAACGATGTCATCCCCTACGAGTCCGCCACGTCGCTGTGGCTGGCCAACCTGCCCTGCCTGGGCATTTGGGACAGCGACGGCGCGGCCTGGATGCTCGCCGCGCCCTCCATGTCGGACGGCACGACGGACTGGAGCGGCGCATCTATCATGCGGTCGGCGACCAACGGCTCTGACGGCTGGTCGGTGTTTCGGCCGTATCCCGGATCCTCGAAGGTCAACTGGAGCCGTCTGACCGGCCTTCCGTCAGCAGCGCCGAACTTCGCGAGCTGGGACACCACGAGCACGCTAGTCATCCGGACGATGTCGAACAGCGTCACCTTCGCATCGGCCACCGATTTGGCCGTGATGAACGGCGCCAACCTGCTCATGGTAGGCTCGCAGGCGTCCGGGTGGGAGCTCATCCAATACGTGACCGCCACCAAGACGGCTGCCAACACATGGACACTCAGCCGCCTCTTGCGCGGCCGTTTCGGCTCCGAAGGCAACTGCGGCAGTCACAAGGTCAGCGACTACGTCATTCCGGTCAGCGGCCTCACGCCGGGCATGCGGGTCTCCGACGTGAGCGAGCGCACACTTCAGCGCTACTACCAGGCCATCTCGATCGGCGTGGATTTCCTGGCCTCGCCGATCCTGCCTTTCACCAACACCTCCGCCGCGCTGATGCCGTTGGCCGTCTGCCAGGTTGCCAATGCTTCGGATGGATCCGGGGGCACCGTGCTGAGCTGGGTCCGGCGGACCCGGTATGCCGGTGAGCTTCAGGACAGCACCGGCGACGTGCCGCTGAACGAGGTCTCCGAGGCCTACTCGGTCGACGTGTTCACCGCCGACGGCACCAGGCTGCTGCGAACCATGGCGGTGTCAACACCGACGGTGACTTACACACTTGTAGACTACAATTCCGATAACGCGACCACGGCAACATCTGTCCCCATCCTGCCATACGTCATCTACCAGCTTTCGGCCGTCGTTGGCCGCGGCTTCCCCAGGAGCATTATCGCATGAGCGGCAGCGTAACCCCCAACCTCGGCGCCGCGCACGTCATCCCATCGCAGACCCAGAAAGAGGTCGCCATCAATGGTATGGCCGACGTGCTCGACAACTCGGTCAACGCGTTCTCAACGATCGCGCTGACCGGCTCCGGAGCCGTCACGCTCACCCTGGCGCAGACATCGGCCGCTGGAACGCTGCGGTTCACCGGCACCACGACCGGAACCCTGGTCATCAACCTGCCCGCGGCCGCGGCCCGCAGGCTGTCCATCATCAATGACAGCGCCGCCTCCCTGACCATGACGTATGCCAGTGGCACCCAGACTGTCGTTGTCGGGGCAGGTCTGCGGCAGACCATCCACGGCGACGGAACGGCGGTCTGGTCGGTGGGCGCGCCGACCACCGGCAGCGGCCACGCTGTGGCGAACCTGAGCGACCTGGCCGACATCGATGAAAGCACCGCGCCGACGGACGCTCAGGTGTTGGCATTTGTTGGTTCGACGGGAAAGTGGAAGCCAAAGACTCCGGTTGCGGCTTCTGTCGCCATTAGCGCGCTGACCGATGTCAACGAGTCGACAGCACCGACCGACGCGCAAGTTTTGACATTTGTCAGCAGCACAGGAAAGTGGACACCGAGGACCCCGGCGCCAGCCGCCTCGCTGAGCACGATGACCGATGTCGACGAGAGCACGGCGCCGACGGACAGCCAAGTCCTCGCGTTCGTGGGCTCGACCGGCAAGTGGAAGCCAAAGACTATCACCACCGGATCTGGTTCGGCGTTGGTGGTGAAGAACAGCGGCACGGTCGTCACCTCGGCCGCTACCAGCATCAACGTCACCGGCGGGGCCACGGTCACATCGGACACCAGCGGCAACGTGTTGCTGAACGTGTCCAGCATGGGCCACGTCAGGCCCGCGGCGTCAGCATTCACATGGGCCTTCCGCCCGACCGGCGCCACCCTGACGGACGTCGTGGGCGGACCGCTGGTCATGTATTGCCCGCCGCAGCCCGGCACCAGCTACCCGCTTGTCACCATGCCCGTGAACTCAGCCGCGCCCTACACGGCGACCGCGGTGCTCAGTATGCAGGCTGCGGCCGAGGCGAGTTATGCCGTCATGCTCGCGCTGGACAACGGCAGTGGTGGCCTGACGATTTTAAGCTGGAACGGCAGCATTCTCTCGACGGCCGCCGTCTCCGGCTACAATTCATACGTGACCGGCGCATATGGCCTGAGCGGGTTCGCTGGCAGGTGGCAGGCGGCAATGCCGGGGTCGTTCAGCATCGGTCTAAGGATTCGATCCGACGGGGCGAGGCTTTACTTCGGATTCTTCAAAGACCCGCTGGACGTCACCGAATTCGCCAACGTGGGCATATCGGCCTGGTCGACAGGTCACGCAGTGGGATTCGGCGGCTGCGCGACCAACACGGCGAGCTACGAAACAATTGGCTTCCGCGCGGAACTCTCGGACTGGTCGCTGACGACGTAACGCTGAAAGAGACACCCATGCACATCTTCTTGCTCAATGCGGCCGGACTCCCGGTCCACCTGGTGCGTTACGGCGACGAGACCAACGGGCCGTGGCTCGCGGTGGACCGGCTCGCCGTAACCGATGAGACCGCCGCGGCGATTCAGCGCTGTACCTGGGAGGGCACGATGCCGGACATCCGCGCACTCCGCGATGCCTCCGGCGCGCCGATTTACACAATGGCCGATGTCCGCGCGCACCGCGACCTGTTGTTGCACCGGACAGACTGGTGCAAAGGGTCCACCTCGACCAACCCGGCGGTGGCGGCAACGATAGCGGCTCGCCAAGGCCTGTTCACTCTGCCTGACACGATTACGGACCCCACAACGGCGGTGTTCCCGAAACTGTCGGACTGGTCGGCGGACTGCTTCTCACCGTCGCTCATCGCGTCCTGAACGACGGTGAGCCGGACAGCAGCCTGGCCCCATCGCGGATATCCAGTGACTGTGACAAAAGCGGAGCCGACGCTGTGCATCCGCAGCGCCACTTTGGAAGAGGATCAGGTCTCGTGATGACATTCGGCCGACAGGCTACCCTCGGCAGCTTCCTCATCAAGAAGCGCGACGAGGTAGTCCGTGCCATTACGACGGGCAAGCAATATCTCGCGGAAACCGCAACGCTGTCTCTGTCTCCGGAGAGCCAGAGCTTCCATCATCAGGCGTATCTGGGTGCAATTTATAGTACCTTCGAAGGCTACCTGCTCGACACCGCAGAAGAAATGCTTGCCTGCTTTCCGGAAAAGCTGCGGGACAGCGATATCAAACTACAGGATGTCGTTAAACCACAAAGCGACTTTATCTCCGACATGGTTGAGAAACAGACTGATAGCCTTAGCTACAAGCGCTTCCAGGCAATAACCGAAGTGGTGATGAAATATTTTCAACCCAAGCCGTTCGTCAGCGCGGCCATGCCGGTCGTGCAGGAGTTCAAGGCCACTCGCGACATCTACGTCCACAACAGCGGTCGGTGGAACGCGATCTACAGCGCCAAGGCAGGTCCAAATGCGCGCAAGGAACCCAGAAGAGGACCACTGCCCCTCGACCACGCCTACCTGGAAGCAGGCACCGACGCCGCCATCGCCTTCGTCAACGACTTCCATGCGCAGGGGCCCCGGCAGTACGAACGCTTTAACAAGACGAAAGCATTCGGGGAGATGTGGAAAGCGTCAGCGCTTGAAAAGATTATGACATTTTCTGACGCCTGGTCGGTTGAGGCGTCGACTGACATCGCACGCCCAACCGAAAAGGCTCTCGGTTGGGCGTGGTCGCATTCTGAAAAGTATCTCTTTGATTTCTTTCTTGCGATCTTTAGCAAATCGCATCCTGCGCTGAATAGCTCGATCCAGGATGCGATCACTCGCTGGCCCATCGACACTCCATCGGGACAAGTGATGTTGAGCTGGATGCGTTCGCCCTTCTACTTCTAGCTGGCTTTGATGGTGGATTGGTCTGCCAACCATGCCGGGCGGACCGGCCGCTTTCCACCGGTTGGTTTGAAGCTGTTGCACGCTTCAGCCGCCCGCGCACTGAATCCTTGCGATTTCATTGCCGAAGGTCGGA